TTTGTTAAGGGGAACAAAAACTGATGACGGCTGAGCAGGATTTTTTTTTGGGAGGACTGATACGATATCCCTTATAAAATTTTATTTCTATTTTTTTTTCGCATAAACTGTCCCGATGGCGGATTCAAGAAACAAGGGGGCATCCTTCGAGCGCGATTGCGTAAAGCGCATCAATGCGTTTGCCGATGAGCATGCCCTTGGTTTTACCTGCAAGCGTAATCTTGATCAATACCAAACCGCTGACCTGTGCGACATCCAGATCCCGAGTCATTCCATCGAGTGTAAGGCGTACAAGTCTGGCTGGTGGTATGCAACCGCGTGGTGGGATCAGGTCTGCGCGGCCTGTGGTGATAATGTTCCGATTCTGATATACAAGTTTAATAATAAGGCGATCAGGGTGTGCCTGCCGCTGTATGCTATTAACCCAAATTTGCCGCGAGATAACTCTCGTACAGCGGTTATCACCCTCGACGAGTGGTTCGTGCTGTTGAAAGAGTATTTTGATGCCCAGCAAGAGGCCGCGTAATGTCCAGAACGGATGATATCGACATCTTTGGCTACAACTTGGGTGGCTCAGTCGGCCAGATGATGGGCCGGCGTCCTGAGATTGAGGTTCCTGACCTAAGCCCAGCCCAGATGGCCAACATTGGGGCCGCATTTGCTGATCCCTTGGGGATGATTGACATTAGCGGCGAGTTCCCTGAGTTCCCTGCGGGTGATGTTTCGATTTCTGGCATGGTTATGGAAGGCCCGAGGTCACCTAGCCTTGCTGAAAATTTGCGCGAAGGCAACTATGGGTCAGCGGTTCTTCAGGGAATCGGTGTAGTGCCCGTTGTAGGCGGCGTTATGAGGGCCGCTCGCGGTGTGATCAAGGGCGCTGATCGTCTTGAGAGGGCTAAGAAGGCTGGTTTTGACACTGATACGGTGTATTACCATGCCACGGATAAGTTTGAGGGTGATTCTCTTGATTTCACAAGCTTAAAGCCGTCTGAGCGCGGCAAGCTTGGCCCCGGGATCTATGTTGCCCAAGACCCTCGGTACACTGAGAAATACATCCGCACCTTCAAAGAAAAGGGTAAAGACTTTACCGAAGAGAGCTTTGATGAAGGCGCTCGTATCCTGCCTGTTTTTATTCGAGGCAAGGTTGGTACAGATGAGGATTTTGGTGCCGCGATAGAGAGCGTGAGAAAGTCGGTCAAGGATAATACTGACTTTCAATTGATCAAGCGCAAGGCTCAAAAAAAGATGGCCAAGGACGGGTTCTCAGGCTTCAAGGTTGGTAGTGAGCTTGTCATCTTCAATCCAAAGGATGTTCGCTCTGTGAATGCCGTTTTTGAAGACCCAAAATCCGCCGAGCTGCTCAAAGCCAACGGCGGTGAGATACGCAAGTTTAGCAAGGGCGGCATCGTCGATTTAATTCTCAAGGGTGCATTTGATCCACGGTTTGACCCACGGGTTAAGGAGCAGGATATGCTCCGCAACCTTGAGGCTGAGATTGTCGAGAGGGCTGACACTCAGCCCATGCCCGGGATTTCTTTATCTGAGCTTGAGGGTGAAGATTTTGTCACCTCGATGACTGATAGGACTCGCGCTGGTGCTGACGTTAGGAGCATCAATAGAATTGAGTTGATTGACCCGATATACCTCCCGGGCGGTCAGGGTTTTATGTTTAACAATCCCAGCGCGGTTTGGTCTTCTGGAGAAAAGCCGTCTCGTGAAATTTTAGAGATGGCTAGAGAGTTAAAGTCCAAGTCTGGCAAAGACCCGTTGTATATCCCATGGCGCATGGCTCCGACTGGCGGTGATTTTGCCACCACTACTGGCGAGTTAATGCTTGGTTACGCCGCATCCAATATGACCAAGGCCACGAAAAAGGCGCTAGACAAGGCGATCCGCGATTATCGGACGACAGGCTCGATGAAAAAAGGCAAGCGTGTAGGCGCTGGCCGAAAGATTGAAGGATGGAAAGGCTTGGATGACCCAAGCTCAGTGCAAGTTTGGCGTAACACCCCGGACGCAGTTCGCAAAGAACTCATGAACATGATGGACGTGGAGTTCCGCAACAAAGGCGGTTTATCCATAGGCGCGGCACGTTTGATCAATGCCGATCCTACGCAGCTCGTTGGTCGTGATGCTGGTATTCAGAACGTGGGCCGTATTTTTGCTGATATCGACATATTCGAGTCTGATCACCCGTCTTATCCTTTTGCGGTGCCGGGATCTGGCGTAGGTGTGCTCAGGAAGGCTGATGAGGCAACGGTTTTCGACCTGTTACCAGAGGCTAGATTCGGCGCGTCTCAGAAGAAAGTAAAAGATCCTGCGAACCCAACGGCTCAAGAAGTACGTGCGCTCCAGATGAAGCCTTATGGCGGCACGATTACGGAAAAAATACTTCGCCGCATGGAGGCTCGCGGTGTCGATATAAACTCTATCGCCGGGCTTTCTGGTGGTGCCCTGACATTTACCCTGATAGCGGGTGGTTTGGTGACCCCGCAGGAGGCTGAGGCTGGGGTGATTAAGGAATTTGCCGAGCGAATGATGAAAGCTGATCAGATGGGTCTTTCTACCGATCAGATCCTGTACCACGGCTCTACCTTTGATATCGAGAAGTTTGTACCCAGTCCTAATACAGACAACGATTTCGGCACCGGCACCTACCTGACCATTTCGCCTAGCGATGCTTCTAGAAACTACGCAGGCGAAGGGCCAGATCTAACCAATCGCATCAACACTCTTTCTGAAAGCATTCAAGACAGCTTGGAAAGTGACTGGGATCTAAACCCAGACTTTTGGAACAAGATAAACGACCCAGAAGTGTTTGCCAAAGTTGAAAAGCTGGTTGATGAGTTTCAGGAAAATCGTGACAGCGCGGTACTTGAAAAAGCCGCCAACCTCGCCGCCAAGACAATTCTAAAAGGCCAGAACGAGGGCGTAATATATCCCGTCTTCGTAAATAACAACGACTTTGCGGTCATTGGTGGTAAGAATAAGACGGTCATTGACCTTGATCGGGAACAGTATTACGACTCGGCTAGAGAGGAATTAGATCGATCTAACTTTGATAGCGATGATGATTTTGAGGATGCTGTATTCGAGTACGCTGAAGAACTTGAAAACAGTGATTATGAAAGCCCTATTGCAAGCCTTGCAGACACGCTCAGGTATGCTGGCGCAAGCGACGAAGCGGTTGCCGAGGCAATAGATTCGGTTTTGGAAGCAGGCGAGATAGATTTAACTGAAATCAATGACATCATCCGCAGATCTTACAGTGAAGATTTTGACACTGGCGAAATGCTTAACAACGGCCAGATCATGCAGAATGTTCTGACCGATCTTGGTTACAAGGGCGTTGTAGATAATACAACCGGCGCTAAATTTGCCAACATGGGTTCAGGTGGCATGCACACCATCGTGTTCCCCGGTAACGAGAACCTAATCCGCTCGATCAATGCTAAGTTTGACCCAGAAAACGCTGACTCACCGAACATATTGGCCAGTGCCCCACCAATTTTGGCCCCCGTTGCTGGCGCTACTTTTTTGGCCACCGCATTGTCATCCCAAGAAGCCGAAGCTGGCGGATTAGGTAGCCTGCATTCCTCGATGAAGAAGGCTAGGGCCGAAAGCGTCAAGCAAGCAAAAGAGCAAGGTTATGATTTAGACAACGTCATGTACCACGCCAGCAAGCAGGATATCGAAGAGTTTGTGCCGGGTTACTCTGACGGGCTGATTTTCTTGACCCCTAACAAGGAATTCGCAAATGACTGGTTAGGCAAGGGCAAGTTTCAAGAAAGGCAGGGTGGAACGGGGTCAATTGAAGGTGTAAGGGCTGAGAAGAAACGGCTTGGGGAAGAGATAGATAAGATTCTTGAATCTTTGCCCGAAGATCAACGCGATCAATACTACGAAGAAATTTTACTTCCTCGGCAGCAGCAGCTTTTTAAAGATGAGCGATTAGCCGACAGCGCCATCTACCCCGTTGTTACTAGGACTAAAAAACCGTTTGTGCCGAGCAAAAATGTTGATGTGTTAGAGGAGTTGTACGGTAAAGAGTACCTAGACGCACCATTCGGCAGCGGGTTTGCTACATACAGAGATGCCTTGAAAGACGGGAATTACCTCCTGTATGAAAACAAACAGGTTGTGGATTTCCTGAAAAGCAAGGGTTACGACTCGATGTTTTTGAAAGAGAGCGCCGGTGAAAACAAGCCATTCACCACACTGGCCGTTTTCGAGCCGAATAACATAAGGTCAGTCAACGCAAAGTTTGATCCTAAGAAAAAAGATTCACCCCAGATATTGGCAAGTGCTCCTTTTGTTGGAGGCGCAGCCCTAGCCATGGGATCTGTACAAGATGCTCGGGCGGCTCAATTGGCTGCTGAAGCCGCTGGCGCTGAAGTATTCATGGACGCAGCGTCAGGAATAGTCGGCCCAATTGTTGGCGGCGTTGCCGGGCTTGTGGAGTATCTCAACCCCTATAGCGACAGAGAGGGTAAGGGCGAAAGGATCAAGCGATACAGGGAAGGTGTTGGGGAAGCTTTGAATTACGAGCCGCGCAGCGAGCTTGGAAAAGATATGAGCCAGTCTGCCATGGAAGGTATCGCAGGTTTGCTGAGTCCTGTTGTTCAGGCGGTTGCGCCAACGGCCAGACAGTTTGCAGATTATGCCACCAACCCAGACAACGTGATGGATGACTACGGCTTAAACGTAATTCCTGCCCTGTACCAAGGTGGGAAGTATATTTACGAAGATATCTTTGGAGAGCCAGAGCGCGAGGCGGTCAAGAGTGCTATAGATGTTGCCCTCTAGAAAACTCCGCCTTAATTTTGATTGCCACCTCTTCATCTTGATCTAGCGCCTCAGCCAGAGTCTCTTCGATCATGTCTTGAAGGGCGTCGATGTCGCTTAACTTCGTCACGTCAAGTTCGATTAATACCGTTATCTTTTTCATCGATGCCACGCTCCTGCTTCCACAACCTGATGATGTAGCCGGCCTCTGGGCCAGCGTCATGCTCATTATGCAGGACATGGCGGTATAACTTCATGGCCTTTTTGCTATTGGCTGGTAGCTGCATCCGCAGTGCAGCCATGTCGAGTGATGAGAAATACTTATCCATCTAGCCTCCTAAATATTCGTGCGAGTAAGAAAAAACTTTTCTTACGTCCCAATTTAAGTTTTTATTGCCTCCCGCATCACCACGAACTTTCATGTTTTTTGATGTTGCTCTCCATTTGTCAGACTTGTTGCGATAAACGCCCATGCGAGGATGAGTTGTCTTGCTAAAGTATCTTTTGCCTTCGCTCAAGTGTATTTCTCCAACAGCATCACTAATCCTAACCCCCAGTCCCAACCCTTGATAGTCTGGCAAAACAACGGTTCTATGGCCCCTAAAAGCTTTTTTAAGCGTTCCGCTTGGCATACTTATGGCTGAGGCAAATCCAACAACATTTGATCCCCAGAGGCAAATCCAGTGTCTTGCACTTTTATTGATGTTTTCTGAGAGATAGTGATGGTGGCTGAAGGTTGTCCACGCCTCTGGCCCACAAGGTAGCAGCTCCAATTCAATGCTGGGTTGCCGAAGACTCCCCCTTGGGAGGTATTCACCCGTCAAGGTGTCAAAAACCCAGTCTGGCCTGAGCCAGTCAATTATGTCGTAGTGGCAAGACGCAAAGACAACGGACTTTAAGTTATGCTTTTTGATGTAGCGATGAATAGCAGAAGAGCAAGATTTAGCAACAGACCTATCGACCACGCTGGTAAACTCGTCTATCACCGCGCCATCACCCAAACTTCGGGCTAAATCTGCCCTGTATTTCTCTCCAGTGGACAATATTCCGTATGGCCTAAACCAAGCGGGAACACTGTTTAGCCCCACGGCTGAGAGTTTATTTTGCGCGTCTTCAGCATTAAAAAAGTGAGAGACTATAGCCTTATCGTCTTCCCATTGGTGCTGTCTCTCACACCCATACTGCTTGAGCAAAGTTGACTTACCACTACCCGAAGGCCCGACAATTAACCCAATACCGAAGTCTTTAGTGTGCGGCGGCATAGATGGTATCTGACATTCAGAAACGCCGTTAAAGTCATAATCAAAATTTGACGATACAGCTTCGGTTATTTCGTCTTGGCTTATGCCTTCACGCTTTAGTGTTTGTTTCATATAACCCCCAGATTGTTCCATGTGAAACATTATAGCGTTTTCAAAAAACTTTTAAGGTTGTTGTTTTTTACGGCGTCAAACGCCTCCTCAAACACTTCTTCCATACCAAGCTCTTTGGCTAGGGCTTTGATCGCCTTGCGCTCGTTGACCCCGCGCTGCCAGACGCTATGGTCATCCGAGTAGTCGAAGTACCAGTCGTGAGTTGCAAGCATTCGCTTGAGCCGTGACAGGCCATCAAGCTCCGAGATCTTATCGGCTTCTAATCTGTGGTATCTCATTCACGTTCTCCATTGGTTGATTCCTCGACCTTACCAGAAGACGTGTCCATATGCAAACCCCTACACATCTAAATAATTGTTTGCACATCGACACGTTATGCCCTAAGATGCAATTTCACTGACAGGAGAAACGCGATGAAAGATAAAGAATTGAGTGTTGAAGACCAGATGCTTGCAAAGGACTTGAGCCAGTTTGCTCGCCAGTACGACCTTGAGCCTATTGCGGCGATGCTGCTCCCGGGACTTTTCCGCAAGGCCTCTGCGGAGACTGATGTTGAGCTGCTTGCTCTTTCGACTAGGGCTTTGGGGATCAAGGAGCTTGGCGATTACCTTGCAGACCGCGCACGGGTGTTGTCCGAGACCGATGCGGCCAAAGAGATCTGGGCGGAGTACATTCAGGAGGGCGCAGCATGAGCAACTGGCACAGCGACTATATTCGCAACTGCAAAAAACGCAGCGTCGATTCACTAAGGTATGTCATCGAGGATTGCAGGCAAGCTATGATTGCCATGCCTGATAATCCAAAAGCGGGTCAGTATCAAGACGAGATTATCTATTGCTTCGCGGAACTCAAACGCAGAGAAAAATTCTCGCAGACTCAGGAGGGCGCAGCATGAGCGCCCAAGCGAAGAAAGTTTTTTACAACCGGGTGCGGCGCACTTGCCTGAAGCACGGCATCGACATCGTCTATGATGGGATGCCAAAGGCGGTCTACGGCATAGAGCTGGTTAAGGATGGTCAGGTAATGTTCGCTGATCGCAGCAACAACAGCATGCCTTTGGACATCAACTGGCAACGGCTGCACGAAGAGATGTCCGAGTACGGATTCAAGGGAGGCGTGAAATGAGCGGCAATCCATTAAAGCAGGTCAACAACATTTACGGATACGTGCGCGTGTCTACTGACGAGCAGGTCAAGTCTGGTATCTCGCTTGAGACGCAGAAGCAACAGATCAGTGAGTTCGTGCGTGAAAAGTACAACCGTGATGTGACCGAGTTCTTTGCCGACGAGGGCGTGTCCGGCACCCACGCTGTCCTCGACCGACCCGCAAGCCGAGACATGACTGACGTGATCGACCGTCATGACGTGGTGATCTGCACCCGCCTTGACCGACTCAGCCGATCCAGCTCTGACCTTCTTGGCATGATTCCGGTCTTGCAGGACATCGGGATCACCCTGTACTTCTGCGAACAGTTTGGCGAGATGCCGATTGTCTATCCTGACGCTGGCAGGTCTAAGGGTCTCGATGCTAAATTTGACATGAACTCTATGGCAAATCAGATTATGCTAATGGTATTGTCGGCGGTTGCTGAGATCGAGCATGCGACAATCAAGGATCGATTTGCGGCGGGTAAGCTTGACTGGGCCTCACGCGGCTACGCCATCGGCGGATCTGCTCCCTACGGCTTCCGTCACGAAGAGGTCAAGACCGGCAGCAAGACTCGCAAGAAGCTTGTCGAGATCCCTGAAGAGCAGGCGGTGCTCAAGACGATCTACAGGCTCCACGGTCGAGGCCTTGGGCCGCGAAAGATCGCAAAGCAGGTCAATAGCTTACACAGTATTCCCCCGCTGACGCACTCGAAGGTGCAGCGCATACTGAACAGAAAGTTTCAGGGTATCCCTAGCGCGGCGTAAGCTTTATTATAGGCACCTGATTGGAGATCAATATGACGGCTTTAGAAGACATTCAAGAGGCGATTAAGACGATGGAGGCCTCTCTTGCGACAGACTTTATGACAGACGCTGTGCGCGACATCATGAGCACCGCTGTCCGATTATTGAAAGACGCAGAAGCCAAGCTAGAAGATGGCTAACATAAACGGCTGGGGCCGTGGCGGTTGGGGAGAAGGCGCTTGGAGCACCCCATTACCCGTCGAGCCAGTCGGTCAGGCGGTCACGTCAGGCGTTGGCTCGCTATCGGTTACTGGAGAGGCTAACCTCACCCTAACAGGTCAGGCGATTACCTCGGGCTTAGGCGCTCCCGTTGTAGCGGCTGCTGCTGTTGTAAGCGTCACCGGCCTAGCGATCACCTCGGCCATTGGCCCGAATGTTACGGTTACTGGCAAGGCTAATATCACGCCTACTGGGCAGGCCATTACCTCTGGCGTAGGCGCACCCGCAGTTGATGCCGAGGCTAACGTACCAGTCACGGGTCAGGCGATCACCTCTGCCGTTGGATCGGTCACCACGGATGCAGAGGCCAACGTCACCCTGACAGGTCAGGCCATTACGTCCGCGCTAGGATCTCCATCGGTTGACGCTGAGGCTAACGTCTCGGTATCTGGTCAGGCCATCACATCGGGAATTGGCTCAATTCAAGTTGTCGCCCGGGCTATTGTTGAACTGACAGGGCAAGCCATTACCACAGGCGTTGGCGCTCCCACCGTCACAGGGAAGGCAAACCTGACCCTCACAGGGCAAGCGATCACCTCTGCTGTTGGCACGGCTACCGTGCGAACGGTTAACTATATTTATGTTGACGGACAACAGATAAACTCTTCTGTTGGTGCCGTTACTACAGTCGCAGGCTCGGTTGTCGAGCTTGTTGGCGTTTCAATGGTTGCAAGCGTAGGGGATATTCTGGTATGGGGAGAGATAGACACAAACCAAGACCCGAACTACAATTCAATTAATACAACACAATCGCCCGGCTACTCGACCATCGACACTAGCCAGTCAGCAGGGTATGAAGAGATTAAAGCTGGGCGGGACGCTGCCTAAAAACTTGAGGAAAATCAAATGGTTACCTACGTTAATGACCTCCGATTGTCGGAGTTGGCCACCGGAGAGGGAAGCGGAACTTGGGGCACAACCACAAATACCAACCTAGAATTAATTGGCGAGGCGCTAGGTTACGGCACCGAACAGTCTTTTAGCTCGGACGCTGACGCGACAACCACGATTGGAGATGGTGTTTCTGATCCAGCCCGTGCAATGTATTTTAAAGTCACATCCGCAGGCAGTTTAACGGCAACTAGGACGCTGACCATCGCGCCTAATACGGTATCTCGGGTCATGTTTATCGAGAACGCAACCACTGGCTCTCAATCGATTGCTATCTCTCAAGGCTCAGGCGCGAACGTCACGATTGCCACCGGCAAGACGGCAGTGGTTTATTTAGATGGCGCAGGCTCTGGTGCCGCAGTTGTTGACGCGATGGCGGGTGTTGATCCGGGTGTTACCGATACGCTGGCTGAGGTGTTGACGGCTGGTAACACTACTGGCGGTACAGACCTAGCCGTATCCACTGGCGATGACATTACGTTTGCTGATTCGTCCAAAGCCATCTTCGGCGCTGGCAGCGACCTACAGATTTATCATGATGGTTCTAATAGCTACATTGATGAAAGCGCCACAGGCTCACTTTTAATAAGAGGCTCTAATCTTCAGCTACGTTCTTATGGTACTAATGAATACTTTTTTACTGGCGTTGAAAACGGCGCGTCTACCATATATTACGATGGTTTAAACAAACTAGCCACCACAGCCACAGGCATTGATGTCACGGGAGGCTTTACAGCTACAGCGGCTTCTACTATTACCACCGCTGATAACTCTACGCAGCTAACGCTTATATCTACAGATGCAGATTCCGCTGTGGGCCCAGTCCTAGACTTATTCAGAAACTCAGCATCCCCCGGCAACTTTGACCTTCTTGGAAAACTTGTTTTCTCTGGTGAAGATGATGGTGGCAACAAAACTGAATACGCTCATTTACAAGCGTATCCCCAGACCATTACTGGCGGCGCTGAAAGTGGTTACTTTGAAATCCATACTTTAGTAGGGGGAACAGACAGATCACGAATTGAGGCTAATGCGACAGAGGTTTCTATTAACCCTACGGGTATAGATTCTAACTTCCGCGTTAGGTCTGGTAACAATACTAATGCTCTTTTTCTTGAGGGGAGTAACAGCTTCGTTGGACTTTCTACTAATGAGCCTTTAGAAAAACTGCAAATAGATGACGGCAACATTGTTATCTACAACACAGGCGTCTCTTCATCTGTAAACGCTACTATCGGGCATATAAGCGGCAGAGGCCGTGTTGGCTCAACTGACCCTCTTGCCAGAATATCTTTTGGGACTGATGCCGTTTACTACCACGGCGTTATGGATTTTCAATTAGCAGACGATTATGCCGTGGGTGCGTTAGAAACTCGGTTAAAGTTGTACACTGATGAGGCTGTTTTCAACGAAGCTGGTTCAAACGTAGACTTCCGCGTTGAGTCTGACAACCTAACTCATGCGTTTTTTGTTGAGGGTGGCACCGGACAATTAAGGGTCAATACAGCAAACTGGCCAAGCAATACGTTTGGAGATGCCGCTGGGCGACATATTGTAGGCGGCTCTAATGAACCCTTATTTGTTCTATGGAACGAAGCAAGTGTGGCGGCAAACAACATATCAACCCTTGCTATTGGTGCTAAATCTGCAACGGCAACTACAGCCTTTGGAGGCGGTTGGATTCGTGGAGGTTTAGAAAACAACTCAGATTCTGATGGATTTCTTGGTTTTTATACTACGAAGGATGCTGGAGCTAACGCAGAACAACTTCGCATATCCTCTTCAGGAGCGGCTACGTTTAGTTCTAGTGTGACGGCTCTTCAAGGAATATTTACTCAAACTGGTGGAGATTTTGCCGCAACATTCTCTACACCTTTTGATTATGTTGCTAAGTTTATTTCAACAGACTCTGCCGCCTTTATAGTTTTACAAGACAGTAATTCCACAGACAACTATAACCGTATAGGTGCTGTTGGCGACAGTATACAAATTGAATCAGGTAACGTAGAAAACGCACTATTTACTAGCACAGCATCGGTCTTTAATGAAAATTCTGTAGACATGGACTTCCGCGTTGAGTCTGACGGCAACGCTAATATGCTGTTTGTTGATGGTGGTTTAAACATAGTATCTGTTGGAAGTAGTTCTGTTTATCAAGCTGGAGCATTAGAAGTTTTTGCACAAAGTGATGCGTCTTCTCAAGGCGTTTCTATAAATGGAGCAAGTAGCGCAACATCCTTTAGATTGTATACCGTGGGTAACGTAGCAAAAATAGGAAGGGGTGGTGATAACCCAGCTATTTCTATTAGCTCAGGTAATGCGGTTACTATAAATGAGAACAGTCTAGACGTTGACTTCCGCGTTGAGTCTGACAATAACGCAAATATGCTGTTTATTGATGCTAATACTAATTATGTGCTTATTGGAAAAGACAGCACTTCCTCAACTGCGGACGGGCATGCATTTAGTCAATCGGGTACTTATGTTGCTGTATGCGATTTTAGTGGCGTTAATGAGCAAGTAATTTTTAACCAACAAGACGCCACTGGCACAACGCAAATGGACTTCCGTAATGGCAACGTGACTCGTGGTTACATTGAGTGGACTAACAGCGGGACAACCTATAACACAAGCTCCGATAGGAGAATGAAGGAAAACATCGCAGATGCTGATGATGCTGGTAGTTCTATAGATGCAATTCAAGTAAGAAAGTTCGACTGGATTGATGATGGAAGCCATCAACCTTACGGCATGATTGCTCAAGAACTAATCTCTATTGCCCCTGATGCAGTCAGTGGTTCGGAAGATTCTGAAAAAATGATGGCCGTAGACTACTCAAGATTAGTTCCCATGCTTATCAAAGAAATTCAATCTCTTCGTGCGCGAGTAGCGGACTTAGAATCATAACCCGTCATTAAAGGAGAATTTAAATGGCAATTACAAACACTTGGTCAGTATCTGACATGCAACACATGGACTCCGATGGTGGTGTCTTTTTAGTCTACTGGTCGATGGTAGCGGCAAGCGATGGTACGCCATCCTACACTGCTTCTGAAGGTGGCAAGCTGCGTTGTGAGTATGACGCTTCAAGCCCGACCTATATCCCATATGCTGATCTGACCGAATCCGATGTTTTGGGGTGGGTGTACACTAGCTTGATCGAAGGCGACGAAACTGCTGATGAAGCCAAGGCTCGGGTCGAAGCTGACCGTGACGCTAAGGTGCAAAAGCAAATTGATGCTGCTGCAACGACTGCGTCTGGCGTGCCTTGGTAATGATTGCAGAGCTTGTCGCTTTCAATGCTGCTTTTGGAGTAGTCAAGCAGTTCATTGGAAACGGCAAGGACTTGCACGATTGTTTCGGCCAGATAGGCCAGATGGTCAATGCTAAAGAAGATTTAAAGGCTAGGCAGCAAAAGAACAAGAAGTCTTTGTTTGCAAGTGACGCAGAAGAATTCATGGCTCTTGAGCAGATAGCAAAGGCAGAGCAAGAGCTGCAAGATTTTATGGTCTACTACGGACGGGCTGGACTATGGGACGACTTTATCGTGTTTCAGGCTAAAGCCCGAAAGGCGCGATTAGAGGCTAAGAATGCACACGCAAAGAAGATAAATCAGCGGATGCACTACGCAGGTCTTGCAATTGGATGTATCTTGGTTGCTGTCGGGGTATACGCCTGCTTAACTATCATATTTGCGATTGTGCAGTAGCTATGGACGCATTAGACGCTATCGGAGCTATCTGGCCCATTGCTCTGGGGTTCGTGACGTTGGTTATCGTTTTAGCCAAAATGCATGCGGACATAGAACAGATTAAGGAGAAGATTCGCACACTGTTTGATCTATGGAACAACCGGAATAAGTAATGACTGCAAAATTATCCGACGAGACAAAGATCGAGATACCGTTACGCAACCTCATTGCTATTATTGCGG